GTCTTCAGTGCCCTTGGTAAAAATTTGTTTTACTTCGGTGTTGCTAATTGATAGAGACCCGGTGATGTAATCACAAGTTTGAGTGGAACCTCCACCAGAACTACAGCCTTCAGAATTCCACAGCGTGCCCCTGGAAGAAGAAAGCCAATTAGACGCATCTACGTCAGAATAATAAACTAAATCCTTGCCTAAGCCTTCTTCAAATGATGCTGAGAGCGGAAATACGCTGACTGTAAAATCGCTGGGTGTTGGTTGACCGCCAAAAACATCTTTTAGCGAGATGCGGCAAAAAAATGAATCATCTGAAATATCTACACTTCCTGAATAATAAAGATCTTTTAAATATTGTAGATCAAAATGCACTAAAGCTCTAGAGATCTCATTCGTGACGCCCGCACTATCAGGCGCTTGATCATATATCTTAAATAAATCAATTGTACCTGCTAATCCAACGTTACCTGAAACTCTAGACTTAGCAGAGATGACTTTATTTGTGATGTAAGTATCTTTATCAGATTTTAGAGTTCTATACATTTGAAATTGCCTTGCCGACTATGTTTGCCTCTGGGTATCGTACTTCAAATATTCCGCCAGCCGGAGGATAAATTATCTGATTTCTAGTGTTTGCCTTCACGTCAAATGTGCTTGAAGAATATTGTCTATTTTTGACAACACCATATAAATTAGAAATCGTTACATTGTCAACAGATAAAACGCCCTTATGGGATAGAATCGTTGTGGTAATATCAGATCTAACAATAGGCTGATTTATGTGCATATTTTTTATATTGAGCTGATTCTGTATAGACTTTATTATGTCTTTCAACAATGTTGTCTTATTATAACTAGGATCTGCAATTATTTGAAAGTAGACTTCAAGATTTATCACTTCTGCATCAAGAAGATCAATTGCGTCTGAAATCATTCTATAAGAATTAAGATAGCGTTTAAGATTTATCTTAAGAATATCTGAAGATTGAATGAGTCTACCCTCGGGTGATCGAGAAATAATATGGAGCCTAGAAGCCAAAGGGTTGTTTGGATTATTTGATACTGACGCACGAAATACTCTACCAAAATTAGAAGGCATCGTGTACACTCTAGCTAAGAGATCTTCCTTTGTGACAATTCTTTCTTGCGAACTCTTAAGAGTTGAAATTAATGCTAAAAGTTCATCAGAAGTAGGTGCGTCCTCTCCTCCTGATGCAGGCGAGGAATTAAATGCCTCTAATGATGTTCTTACTTGTTTCTGTAGTGAAAAGTCTGGATTTTCTGGGAAAAGAACATTTGCTGTAACAATGCTTCTAATTGTGCCAGTCTGCACGTTGTGCGACAGTCCACCGCCATGACGATACACTATTGTCAGTGAAGTATTTTGAGGGCCGACGCCTAGCGTAGTAGTTTGAAGAAGCCTTTGAGGATTTACTGATTTTCTTGAAAATGTTTGCTTATATCTAAGCGGTATGGCAAATTCTGATGGATCAGGAATCGCATCGTCGTCGAGAGAGTCTGCCGTACCACCCCCAAAAACTAGCGTCGTAGTTCTGTCATCTAAAGAAGTCCTACTTATGTAACGATAGGGCGCAGGAATCACTCTTAGCGAATCTTTTGCATACACGTCACGCTGTGTGACGTTTACAGCATTCTGATACACAACATCATGCGAGAGACCATCGACTTCATAGTAAATATTACCGTTTGAGTCTGACACCGATATGATGCTCGTCACATTTTGATTTACTAATGTTATTCTTCTAAACGGCGTAAAAGATCCGATCTGGACGGACTCAGAAGTTTGTACACCCGAAGAGCATAATCCTGATTTTTTAAGAATCTTTGTTACTATCACGCTATTGAGTCTTCTGCCATTAGAAACCTCCACGTCTGGATTTAACTCAATCGCCGCTGTGTCAGTGTTAACTTGCCAAAATTCAACATCTTCAATCAGAATGAAAGAAATTCCATTATCCGCTTTTACTATAGAACCTGCTTGAACTGTGGGCAAAAGCGAAGGATCAGGAGAAAGATCTTGCAAAACTGGCACTTCAATGTAAAAATCTACAGAAACAATCGCAGGTGCTGCACCTACTACTTTCACGCCGGCATTGCGCAAAGCTTGCTCAATATTCTTTGTTTCAACTGCTGTGTCAGGGTTTAACTCGCCGTACAAATGATCCAAGTAAAAAGAAAGATTGTCGCCAACATAAGCTGCCATGTCCAAAAACAGGCCACCCAAGGATGCTTCAGAAAAATCTTTTATTTTATCTGGGTAGTATTGCCTAGCATATTCAAGTAATACTCTCCTGAAACTGTCAAAATCTCTAGCCAGGTAGTTTCTCTGACGTATGGTCTTAAGCGCTTCTTTATTGTCCGTAAATGCCATTAGATATTGTCCTGCATTACTAAATAGACGTCATGCTATATTACATACAAAACAATTTGTAATGATCTATTGTTTTGCTCAACAGCGGGTATGCTGTAAGTAATATTTATATTTATGACGGCTGTGTTCTTATTGTCATTTCTGTCGATTACAGATTCAAAAGTATTCAAAGCAATGAATGGCATCCATCGAGCAACGGCATTTCTTATTCTCTCGATAGCTTCGTTATCAAAATCTTCTTGAGACGTAAATTCTGTAGTGAGAGGTTTTAAATTAGCACCAAAGTCATAGACGCCTAGGCGCTCTCCATAATTGGTCAGTAGCAAATTTCTAAAATTATCAGCAAATTGATCAGCCAAATTGTAATTCATGGCAATCAGGCCCTCACCCGTAGACCCTAATTCCATGGGAGTTTTTATTCCAAATGGTATTTTAGACGAGTTGAGTGCCTCGACTGCTCTCTGCTCTAAAGTTTTACCTGAACTCTTAAAACTATAAGTCGCCATTTGAGTTAATTATTAAAGTCTATCTTTTTTATCTGGTTCAAGAAGGGAGTAATAAACAGGTTCGGCAGTTGTTTCATCAAACACAATTTCTGCACGGAGGACTTTATTTTGAAGGGCCGCGTTCGTCGACGACGCCCAAGAAAATTTATATGCATCTTCAACCCATCTCTTGCACTTCTGCTGCACTGCCGGTTCAGCGCCATTCGTAACGCTAGAACCAAATACTTTAAACAATTTTGATATGCTGATCCAGCCTGCTATGGGCCTAGCTTTAGTATTTCCTTTAGCCGTTTGATTTGCTCCTTCCCCGAAGTCTCCCGACATTGTCGCAGATCCAATATGATAATCTCCTGAATACCATCCCTTTTTAGACCAACTAGTTTGCTGCGAAGAAGGCGTGCCACCATTTATTTCGCCGAGTGCCTTCGCCACGTCCGGCTCAGTTTTATTTCCATCAGTTATCTGTACAGGTTTATTTCCGAATTTGCCACCCACAGTGATGGTGTCGCCCACGCCTTTCGGCGGACTCTCCTTCGCCCGCCCGGCTGCGCCTTGACCTGCGTCTGCAGTTATAATTATCCCGCGCCCGGTCTCCTCGTTGACTTCGATTGGAGATCCAACAACACTACCACCCGCAATTAATCCTGTGTGATCTACACGCCCGTTCGCGCCCACAAAATAGATGTCTCCCGGCTCGGGCACCGCGCCCGCTTCGGATGGTATCCACGCACGTAGAAGCTTTCCAAATATCATGCATCCGACAGGCCCTTTTGGAATAGTTGTAGATTTACCACCAGCATTGGTGTCTAATTCCGGCGTATTTTTATCTCCCGCTGCCTTGGCTTCTTTTATTGGTGACGGAAGATCCTTTAGGCCCGCGGGTTTACCGCTAGAATCAACTATTCCGTTTGAAGATTCCCAGCCCAGGCCTAATAAAACATCAATCAGCGTCGGTGTCAAAAGACCGCAAGTTGTAGCAATAGTACCGTAGCCGGTGGGCTCGGGCACTTCTTGCTTATAGCTCTTCTGTAAAATAAAGTTGGGGAATGCATCGCCTGCTTCACTAACAAGCTTGGCTCCCGATTTTGCTCCTGTCTGTAACTCATGTGGGGAACCTAAAAATGCTTTGGCAATAGATATCATCTTTCGTCCGGCGGAACTTGTTGCAGTAAATTCAACGTTTTCTAATACGGTTTCTGTTACTGTAAGTTTAACACTACCTGCGCAGAGACCAGTTGCGCCTTTTTTTCCTCCATCACCTATTGCCATTCCGAGAGCAACGACGCCAGTTGCTTCTCCTACATACTTAGCTAAGTCTTCTTGAACTGCTGATTTTGTGACTTCGCCCTCGTCAGACTTTCCAAAGATCTCTGATTTTTGAATACCTTCTATCGCAAATTTTAAATTAGGTTCAGGTGCTACCATTCCAAGTATCTTTGGTGGATCTTGCAAAAGCTGCTTTAAGACGCCTGCAAAAGCTTTCGGTATTCCAAGCTGCGGACTCTTCCACAAGTCATATTCTATTTTGTCAGGGAAAGCCTTGCCACCTACGCACGCCGGCGCAAGATTACTAATATTCGCCAACGACTTCAAGTAAGCTGGATCTTGCAGATACGCAGGTAAAGAAAAATTTGGCAGGGGCGGTTTTATTATTGCATCCGGGTCATTTGGCGGTAGACTTAATTTAGACATCAAGTCGAGCGGTGTTATTTCTAACATAAGTGCAAGAGAGACGGGATTAATAGTAGGAAGATTTTCAAAGTTAAAGCCAATAGAACCTGTAACTTTAGGGTTTAGCTTAACTGCTAGCGCTATTGGATCAATAAAGGGCGGCGGCAAAGAAAAATTACCTTGCAAATTGAGAGAATTAATAACACCTTCATAGGTTCCAAATACCTCTTTGTGAAATTCTGGGTATTTATTTTCATCAAGAATATCAGCAGGTAGTTGATGTTCTTTATCAACAGGAGGAGTTTTTTCTGTACCTTTTTGTTGCGCGGCGTTTAGTCTTTCAACTATTGCGAGCATGGCTTCTTTAGTAAGTTTTCCCGAAGAGTTTAATATGCCAACATTTTCCATTATCCCAGGCATTATCTTGCTCCTGTCACTAATATCTTGCTAGCCCATGTACCTTGAGAAGGTATACATGTACCCCCAAATTTTCCACCCATCGTATTAAGCAGCGGAGGTGTGTGAGGATTTACTGATTTTTGAGTGGGCGTATCAATCAAAGTAGCTGGGAAGTCTGTGCACAATAGTGCTCTATCTGCAGTGTCGTCACCTAATTTTATCATTCCTTTTTCTGAAGGTTTAATAATGACATCACCATTTGATTTTATTATGATAGTAGACCAATTAGCACTATCATCTAGTTCGTTCATTATAGATTCATTTACAACATTTGTTCCTGCATCGAAACCCTTTACAATAAATTGTAGATCAGATCTTGCAATAAGACGCACCTTGTCTGTTTTTAGAACTATGGCTGAATCTCCTCCGTCTGAATCTAACACATCAAATTCGCCCGAATTAAATTCTGTTAAAATATAATTTTCATCTACCTTTGTTCTTTGAGATATCTGTATTCTACTTCGATCATTTACTGCATCAAAGTCGCCCTCTTGAGGCGTTAATTGATCTTCAGCTTTTGCTATCTCTTGTTTTATAGGAAGCCCAGGGCTATCTTTTGTTGATTTTAAGATAGATGTTGTATCTACTTGTTGTCCAAAAGTAGTGGCTGTTTGTCCTCTACCAACCACTAGATCTATGCTTCCTGCGCTTCTAGTAAAATAACTAGCAGCTGTCAAAGAAGGTTTTGGCCCATTGATAGAATCACCGTCATCTGTAAAAGTACCGACGCTAGAAATTCTATCGGTGCCTAAAACGATTAAAGTGTTATTGGAACCCTCTAAGACTATATCTGAGGGTCTTTTTTTAAATCTTGGAACTGCTTCAAATTGAACTAATTGAGAACTATCTGATTGTGTGACTAATAATTCAAAATAATCTTCTTGCACAGTATTCGTAACAAGGAGCTTGTTTGTGTCTATGCTTCTTTCACCGTAATTAACTTTGATTTCACCATTTCTAAGTTCGTATCTTGGCTTCGTTTTTCCGTCATTTTTAGATCGCTCGACCTTTGAAGTTCTATCAATTCCTGCAAAACTTGGATCAGCCGCTCTTGAAGGATGCGTATGATTAACGTCATCTGCTATGTGTGGTTCTGTAATCCTGCACATCCAGTAAGCAATTTCAATGGGATTTATTTCAGGATCCTCTACTATTGACCAAACGCATTCGCCAGGTTTGCAGGGTAGTGAAAGGTGAGAAGAAAAAAATGGAAATAAAAACATTGGAGGTTGATCAGACCTGATCATTTGCCCTACGATTGTATTTCTTGGCAAAACATTAACAAACTGCGTATTTGAAACCCCTAATACATCTTTGTAATAGTCAATTTTTTTTCTATCGTTTCCTAAAATGGCGCGAGGGTCTGATATTACGTCAAGAACTACCATACGTCGAAATGTAGGCATTGTTGATGGAACAGTCTTAAAATGACCGCCATGTATGCCGCTTTCTATGTAACCCAGTATGGGGTCTACTGAGTCTAGTAGATCTTTAGGATTCCACATTAATTACCTTCTATTTTTCTAAATATCTCTTCTGGGTCTATTTCATTATTAGCTTTTTCTGCTTTAGATATCAGCTCAGACAATCTAATTAACTGATCGTTTGATTTTCCCATTTTTTCAATGTATGACGCCAAGGTCTTGCCATGCACTGCGTGCTCTGTGCTATCGTTTTCTACTATCTTCACTAAAGCGCAAAAAAGAAAGTAAGCATTCTGACGGTCTACGACTGCATTTTCGTATATCTCTTTCCACAGTTTCTTTTTTTTATCAGAAACACCGTCTATTTGATTGAGCAAATCTGAAAAGTCTTTAGTCTTTTGTTCTAAAAGTATTTCTGCATCTTCAATGGATTTCATATTAACAATTATTGAGATTTGGCAGATTCTATCTTTAACTTTTTGTAATAACTCTTTATCGCTTGCATCGTAGTAGTCATTTGCTTGGGCGAGAGACCCGATAATTCTCTCATATAAAGCAGTATTGCGCTTTTATTTAACAGGTCAATATCGTCTAAATTTTCAAAAACAGTGATGATAGAGTTAATACAAATCAATTCATTTTCCGACTTAG